ACCGAGTCGACGCCCTCACGTCCCTTGAGCATGGCCTGCTCGACCAGCCTGGCGAGCGTGTAATACGCGCTCGCCACCACCACCGTCACCACACCGGTGACGAGCTGCTCAGCCTGCCCCGTCGTGATCCCGAGGATGTCGAGGACCGGCTGTGTCACCGGCTGGGCAATGACCCACCCCCAGATCATCGGCACGACAGTCCGCAGGACCGAAGGCAGTATCGCCGTCTTGACCTCACGCATCACACACCACTCTCCCGGGCCTACCGGCCCGCACCGATTGCGTCACCGAACGACAACATCGCCAGTGTGACCATGGCCACTGAAACGACGAACCCTGCGATCGCAGTCCACGGGACACGCCTCGCCTGCTCCGCGGATTGGCTCTTCTCGTGGGCGTCCTGCCGGACCCTGAGTTCGGACACCTCACGCTCCAACGCCCCGACCCGCCGGGACGTCGTCGCCTCCATCTCCCGTTGCCGGGAGTCGATCGCGGCCAGCTGCTGGAGGACCTGCGTCAGCAGGCCCTTGACCTCGCCGAACTGGACGGACAGGGGATCAGTTGCCACGGCCGTCGACGAGGCCGAACCTCAGCGCCTCGACCTGGGCTGCGAGCGCGGCCTGCAGCGCCGTCGGGTCGATCCGGGCGACCAGCGCACAGAGGTCCTCGACCGACTTCGCCAGCCGCTCGAATGCCGCCCGGTCCGCGTCAGCGTTGTCCCGTAGTTCCGCGACGGCCCGGACGAGGTGTCCGAGCGTCCCGGCCGGACGCCATGTTGGGTTGTCCGGGTCGAGCGGTTTACCCGTCCGCCAGTCATTCGCGGGAATCACGTCGCTGGACTTGCTGTCGAGGACAGCAGCAGCGACCTTCGCTACTGCGGCATCGGTGAGATCAACGGTGGTCATCGGCCCTCCCGAAAGGCGTTCGATGGCGTCCTGCAGGTCACCGGTCCACGACCGGTCGATCTTCCTTGTCGTCCACTGCCTGTGCTCGACAACGCTCCCGGCCCAGGACTCAGGAGACCATCCCTCGACCTGACAGACCGCACACGCCGCCAGATGACCGGCTTCCACGAGTGCGTCCGGCCACGACGTGGTGGTCCCCGGGTGCAGGGACTCGAAGCCCCAGAACCATGGGTTGCCGTCGGTGTCGTCGCCTCCTGGGGCCTGCCCGGCGTATTCGCCGACCTTCACCCGGGCCAGGGTCCTGCTCGACCCCATCCCGGCGTTGTTCGTGTTACCCCAGCCGATGAGCCACACGCAGGCTTTGCTGGTTCCGGGAATCATCGCCGGGGCCAGGTGGCACAGCGGCCCCGGGACGGCGTCACCGCGAACCCCAGGCGTCGGCCCGACGGCCAGGTCGAACGCGACGCCTGCTGCCAGGTGCTCGGCCGTAGCAGCCTCCAGGGACGCCGTCTGCCGGACATCGGCGAGACCGGTCCGGCCGACCCTCAGGAGATGGAGCATGGCCCGCTGCGATGCCGCGTCCGTGAGCAGCTTCGAGGACCCTCCTGTGTGGTGCTGCATCACGCCGACCGGGTTCCACGCCCCAGGAGTCGTATGGGAGTGCCAGGGCTGTCCATCCGGTTCATACGCCCTCACCGACACGCCCCAGTCCTTCAGGGCCGTCACAAGTGCGGTAGGCGTCACAGTCATATCGAGGTCACCGAGACCCTTCTAAAATCGGCGCTGACGTTCGATGAGCCAGCAGCGAGGTGGATGTACGAGCCACGCGCGTGGTTGCTCGTCACCGTCACCGGGGTCGTAGAGATGTCCGTCCTTTCGAGCGTGACCTGCGTGGCCGTGACAGTGATCTTGAATGTTGCCCAGGCACCGGCAATGATCGGCACCTGATCAGCGACCCCGAGTTCGGAGATCTTCGTGCCCGTCCCGGAGCCGTTCACGTGCGTGTAGAGCTGCACGTAGCCCTCGACCGGCCGGACCACCAGGTGGTATCCGTCGTCGTTCGCTGTCCCCTGATGCAGGTACGGGGAGTCGGTCGCGTGGCCGAACGCGATGTCGGAATGCAGGGTCGCGGTCGGCAGGGTCGGCCACCGCATCGACACGACCAGCTCATATGACGTCGGAGCCGCTGTCCCGCACAGCTGCCCGCACAGGAGCGTCGACGCCGTCCCGGTCGGCAGGGTGATGCACTCGTCAGCAGCCGTCATCACGGGGAACGTGTCACTGTCGGCGGCATATTTGATCTCACCGGGAGCCCGGAGCCTGGTACCCCACTGGGAGGCCGCCAGGATCGGCGCCGCCCCGCCCTTCAGGTACGCCGGTTGCGGAGACATGATCATATGCACGTCGTCAGCCTCGTAGGCCGCGACCTCAGACCGGCGGAACACGTTGTGAACGCAGACGATCTTCCCGGTCGAGCCTGCGATGGTGATCCGGGCCGTGGTCGCCGAGTTGGCGTGCAGCGCCATGATGTCGACGTTCGGGTCGGACGCGCCGACACCGAGCATCGTGTCGCTGTCGGCCTCCAGGTAGTGGACCCACGTCGTGTAGCCCAGGGCGTGAGCAGCAGCAGCTACCGCCGACGCGCCACCCGTCGAGGACCGATACGCCTTAAAGATGATCTTCTCTGTGGGGGACGGGAGCTTGGCCAGGAGCTTGAATAGCGCGTCGCTGTCAGCGGTCGTCCCGCCCTTCGGCTCGACCAGGAGCGGCAAGACCCCGGCCAGCTCGCTCAAGGCCCATGACAGGGTCGGTATGGGCTGGGAGTCCCACCCAGCGCCGCACACCGTCGCCCCGATGTCGATCGACGCGATGTCCAGGATCTCCGACCACAGCTTGTCGGTGATGTCACCCGTAGCGTTCGTAGTCCGATCAAGCGCGTTGTCGTGCATGATGATCGGCACGCCGTCTGCTGTCCGCCAGAACGACACCTCCATCGCGTCCGCGACCGACGCCGAGGACACATACCCGGCGATCGAGTTCTCGGGGAACACGTGCCGGTGACCACGATGCGACATGATCGCCGTCGTTCCGGCGGTGATCGACGCGAGCAGGTCACCGACGACATTCGTGGATCCGCCGGACCCAGCAGCAGCAGCCCAGGTGACACCGGCGAGCGCCGTCGAGTCGGCGGTCAGGACCTGCCCGTTCGTGCCAGCAGCGACACCGATGGGCGCCCCGGCACCGGTCGCCCCGAGGACGACGCCCTTCGCGGTGAACGCGGACGATGGCACATAGTCGCCGGACGCCAGGGCACCGGCGCTCGCCATGGCCTCCTGCGAGGCGATGACGCCCCAGTCCGTCGTCCCGATCGAGTCGGTGATCCGCACGTACACGGTGTGCACGGTCGTCGTGACGGTCTGGAACGCGAACCGCCCGTAGGCGTCTGTCAGAAGCGGCAGGAGGTCCGTTACCGGAGTGCCATCCGGGTGGAGCAGCTCGTCATCGTCGAGGACAGCGAGCGTCTCCGCGTCGACCACGTCATATGCCGTGTTCTCGATGACGTTCGTCGGGTCGGTCCGGTCCCACAGAAAGTCCTCGGGCCTGCCACCGAAATGCGGCATGTCACTCCTCCACAGCTTCGGACCACGAGGCGATCGGCAACCGAACGCCGTCGAGGAACAAGGTGTACTGGCCGTCGACCTTCACGTTCAGCTGGAGATACCCATTCGGGAGTAGCTGGACGTGCGCTGCGGTCATGTCGTCAGACATCGACACCGGGCATCTGGCGTATGGGTCCTGCGCCCCGTTGCTCGAACCAGCAGACAGGACAGTCAGCCAATCGGCTGTAGCCGAGAACGGTTGGCCGTTCAGGCGTTCGAGGCACCCTTTGAACTCGACGTGTCCGGCGAACTGTCTCCACCTCGGAGTCCGGCCGAGTGCCGTGCGCATCGTCCCCGCCAGTGACGCCGTGGTCCACGGCGGGTTCATGAGGTTCCGCCACCCCGGGGTGCCGGAGTTGTTCCTGCGGACCCACAGGTTCAGGTTCTCGCTGTGCATCGCACCGACCTGGGCATCGGCGGGCAGGAGGAGGTCCGACGTAGCGTGGACCATCGGGACGGTCCTCGGCCTCAGCGACGTGATCATCGCCGAGGTGACGGCGACGTCACCGACCCTCGTGATCTTGCACAGGGGGACCTGCCAGATGCCATCCGAGTCCCGCGTCAACGTCGGAGGCACTGCTCCCGTAGTCGCGGGAGTCCCAGGGACCACGACCAGCAGGACCTCCTGATCGGTCGGGTCGTACTCCATGACCACGTAGTCGATCCTGGTCTGTCCTGCTGTCGGAAGCGTCCCGACATCGTCGACGTCGAGGGACTCCACAGCCGTCGACACGAAGTGGACGCCCTCGACGAACGCCTCACCGGCCGAGATATCGACCTCCGTGTCGAGGCCAGACGCTGACACGTTCAGGGCCACGTTCGTGACGTCATTGACGATCCCGTTGCCCATGACGCCACGGAACAACTGCCGCCATCGGTCCTGATACATGGCTGGCGGGGAGGGATCACCTGAGGCACCCCACGGCAGGGACGACATCACCATGACGCCTCCAAGAGATTGACGACGGATGCCAGGGTCACGCCCGGCCATGGCGAGCAGGCACAGAGTCGCGAGTGACCAGCACGGTCACATGCTCTGACTCACCACGATGCCCTTCATGGCCTTGTGCATCGACCCGACCCGCCGGTACAGCTTGGGCGAGGCCATGGCCCCCTCAGTTCCGACGACCTGCGTCACACGGGTCGCGTCAGCATCGATCGTGATCTCGACCTCGCGGACGACATCAGTGGAGATCACACCCTCCCCGATCACCCGGTTCTCGTAGCCGATCCGGTCACCGAGCCGGTAGTCGACGCCATAGACGGCCTGCGGGGTGTCGACCACGTCGACCTTCAACTCGTGGACTGCGACCCCGGCGATGACCGCCTCATCACCGGCCTGCTTCAGCTCGTCGCTGTCATCCGTCGAAGTCGCCTCGACGTACGTCTCGATGCGGCGTCCCCACGTCGTCTCAGCCGCCGTGTCCGCGATCTCAGCCGTGACGACGGTCCCGCAGACGAGCGCCCGGGTCGACGTCGGCGCGGTAACCGAGTGGCTCCCGGACCGGACAGCGCCGGAGTCCACGGACAGGATCACGCCAGTACGTGTCGTCGGCGTCGAGAAGACCAGGAGGAGCGACCCATCGGCCTGCTGGTCGATGCGGAACCCTATCCCTCCGACCGAGCACGCCCGCTGGACGACGTCGAGGACCGGTTCATAGGCCGTCCCGATGGCCAGTGACGTGCCCCGGGCCCCATCCGTCGACATGGCCAGCCCGGGCACCCGACGGGCAGCGAGCGCCCCCGGTCCGGCGTTCTTGTTCACGAAGTCGAGGGCCACCGTCTCAGCTGCAGCTGTCCCCGTGGTCGGCGACCGGTACTTCGTCTTCGTGGGGATCGACGGCCACGCCGTCTCGGGGTACGGATAGACAACGCGCTCGGCGAGGACCTGCTCCCAGGTGACCCCGGTGACGGTGAGCATCCCGTCCCACGGGTTCTGCTCTCCCCATTCCAGGAGCGTCGACTGAACGAGGCCGGACATGATCGGGTCAGCGAGAGGCCGGTCGGCGTCCGTGACACGGATCGACCCGCCGGGGGCGTCGAGGACATCCCACACGGCACTGGGGATCGACCTGCGTGCCATCTTGAGCGAGAACGTGCCGACGCCGTTGTAGCGGGCGACGAGGGTTCCGGTGGCCATCTCGACCGGCCCGACCGGTGACCTCGACGTGTCGAACACCTCCACCACACACCGCACCGCAGCAGCCTCCTAGGCCGTCAGGTATTTCGGGGAGTACGTGAGGTCGACGTGCGTTCCGGTGGCCGCGCCGGTGACGGAGATCTCCAAGTCGTTCACGCCGGGCTGGAGCTGCCACATCTGAGGCGTCCCTACCCTGGCGGCCCACCATGACGTCCCGGCAGGGCCGGTGATCGCCTGGTGTCCGCGCCGCATGTCGACCGTGACGGCCTGCCCGGCGGACAGGGCGTAGGAGCCGGACAGGTCGAGGGTGAGCACACGGTCAAGGGTCACCGACTCCAGCGACACGTCCCCATCTGCAGGGCCGGTGATCGTCCATATCGGCCCTGTCTCCACGTCGCCTGCGACGTCGAGGCTGAGGGTTCCGAGGACGGATGGTGTCGCCAGTTCGACCGGCATGATCGGGAAGAAACCTGTCCCTGGGTCGTGCCACCAGGAGACGGACTGCGTCTCTCCCCACCACCACGGCTCGAATGCCCGGAACTGGGCGGCCCACAGGCGGTAGAACAGGCCACGCCGGTCGTTGATTCCCGAGCCTTCGGCGCCGCCCGCGTAGGCGCACTCCAGGTGCCGCACCGATCCATCGGGCTGCCAGTACCGCAGTTGCCCCAGTCGGGGGACGCCTCCGGACGAGAACGGGGACAGGCACTTGGCCACGTGCTGGTGGATCGCCCTCCACGTGGCGTGGTCCTCGGCGTGGACGATGATGGGTAGGAGGATCGTGCGGGGTGTTGCCCGAACACCGCGAGGGTACGAACCGTCGCCGTCGACGACCATGTCCTCTACGAACTCGACGGGAGGCATGTCCTCCCCGCCCCGGTCCCGTCCGACGTCCACGCCTCCAGGGCAGTCAGTGAGCCGAATGACGGTTCTGTCCGGTGCCGCCCAGTCGATGACGACCCGCGTGGATGGCGCCTCCTCCGGCGGGAGGCCAGGAGTCGTGATCGGGCTGTACAGGATCGGCACGGGTGATCATCCTCTCGCGTACAGAGCGTCGTTGAGTGTCTGGAGCTGCCGCAGATATGGACTCACTTCGGCGGCAGACACTCGCGTCGCCATGTTCACCGTCATCGTCGATCCTCGCTGGACGACGCCAGATGCTGATCTGGCGGCCCCGGACAGGACGGCCTGCCCGGTCGCCCCGGTGAGCCCTGCGACGCCAGTTTGGACAGCAGCAGCCACCCGCGCCGACGCGGCCGTCACCGGTGACACGTCACGCATCCCCGACGCGACGAGGTCGACGAGGCCACGCCCCGGTGACCCGTCGTTCCACGCCTTCAACGGCCCCTTCCGGACCGGGGAGCCAGGCATGTGGTCCTTGATCTCTTGCCCGACCCTCGACATGGCCCGGCCGATACCAGCGATGCGGGAAACAATCCCGTCAATGAGCCCCTGAATCAATCGGGCGCCAGCATTGTAAAGTATTCCGCCAAGATTCCCGAGAGCGCTTTTCGCTTTACCAGGTATCGACCTGATGTAGCCCATTGCGTCGCCGATCTTGTCCTTCACCTTCCCGGCGAACTCCCCGACCTTCGCGCCAGCGCTTATGACTCCGGACCCGAATTTGAGGAGCCACGTGATCGCCTTCGTGACCCACGAGATGGCCAGCGAGAACGCCGACACCATGTCACCGATCAGCTTCCCAGCCAGCTTGATCAGCGGAGGTAGGACCGCGCCCAGGATCGACGCAGCGAGCTTGAGCAGCCACCCGAGGACCTTGACCACGACGGAGATCACGGCAGTAATCGCGGGCGTGAGCTGCACGAACTTCTGCGCGAGCTTCTGGAACGCGGGAAGCACCGTTCCCGTGACCACGGCGATGAGAGCAGTCCAAGCGGGCTGGAGGCGCTGCGCCACCTCCGTCACGATCGCCACGACCGTCGGGACGAGCGTCCCCGAGATGAACGTCGCCAGGCTCTTGATCACTGTCCAGACGGGGCCCGCCAGGATCGCCACGACCTGCGTCAGTACCGGGCCCAGCGACGTGATCAGGAACGCCCCGAGACGCATCACAGCAGGCAGGACCGCGCCCAGGATCGACGCCGACACCTGCATGAGGGTCGGCAGGACCTGCCCGGCCAGGAGCACCCCGAGCGCCGTCAACGCCGGTCCGAGACCGGACTGCACCGCCTGCCCCAGGGACGCCATCGCCGGGATGAGGACCGCGCCCAGGCCAGCGAGCGCAGGGATGATCGTCTCCGTGAGGCCTGCTCCGAACGCATCACCGATCGGGGCCAGCGCCGCGCCGATCCCGGAAGCGACCGACCCGATGACGCCGACGACACCGCGCAGCGCATCACCGAACCCGGAGAACAAGCCGGTGCCGTCGCCGACCTTCGCCTTCAGGGACTCCATCGCCGGTCCGAGCGCCCCGTTCAGGACCTGCACGACCTTCAGGACGATCGGCAGGAACGCCACCCCGATCGTCGACTTCAGGTCCGACCACTGGGCGGTCAGGATCCGCTGCTGGTTCGCCAGGCCGCCGGACGTCCGGACGAAGTCGCCCTGCGCGTCCTTCGTCTGTTTCATGATCACAGCGTGGGCTGCGAGGACCTTGTTCGCCGGGGT